CTATAGGCTTTCTCCTTCCTTGAATGTGTAGTCTGGGATGCCCGGTGCTTGCTTCTGTTCTGACTTTTGCCGTTTTGCCCAGTTGCGCAGGGTGGCGGCATGGTCGGCGTACTTTCTGCCGGTGGACTGGATATAAGCCGAAAGCTGTTCGATTAGATCATCCAACCCGGAGAAATCAGCTTTGAGTCGCCTGTACTCCTTTGCTGTTAAAAAGACATTTTGATATTCTCCAAAGGTCAAATGAGCGTCTGTTGTTCTTATCAGGTGGCTATCTTTCAGGTTGCTCTTATTACGTTGGTTAGGTGTGCATTTCTGTGCAATCATACTGCTCGTTTCTGCACAGTCATGCTCGGCATTTTTGCATACTGTGACTGCGCAGTTCTGCGTAGTATGCGGAACCTTGAGCAGAATACGGCTGGGCTTGGAAAATTCACTGCGGATACGTTCCACGAGCTGTGCGTTTTCCAATTCGGCAAATGCGCGTGTTATGCTGGAAAGGCTGTATCTCAAATCTTTTGACAGCTTGGAAAGCGGATAAACTACATAAATGCGACCCTGTGCGTCCATCCAGTTGTTCTTTTGAGAAAGCGTTGCCCGGTCAAGCAGCAGGGTATAGAGCAGTTTTGCCGTGTGGCTCAGGTCTGTATCCAGCAGAAAGCGGGCATAGGGTAGATATTGCGGCAGTGGCATATTGGGTTTCAAGTAATCCGAAATGGAATTCACCTCCATTTTTACATCCGAATTAGTGCTAAACCGTTTGAGAGTTTTGGTTTCCATCATTGTTCAGACGATCTTTTACCGTCTGAAGATACCGACTGGCACGGTCGATAAAAATCAGCAGTTTCTCATTGTTCTTCGGTTCAGTAAGAATATCCGGGTATTCACGAAAGCACATTTCCCACCGCCGGACAAAATCCTCCTGCGCTCCCTGAATCTCACACATCATGGCTTCGCCATCTGCCAAGCGGCGAGGTGAATAGATGCTCTTGACGGCATCCTTGAGATTCTGCCTTTCTTCCTTGTTGAGTCCTTTCTTATGCCCCTGAATGTCTTGCTTGAAGGTCGTTATAAACTCATTGCCCTTTGAAGGCGAAGAATACGAATCCGTGATACTGGAATCCCGTTTGGCTTTGGGCTTACGCAACTCTGCCACAACTTCGGGACGCTTTTCCTTTGGAACCTTTGCAATCGAGGAAATTTCACGGTCGGTTGCCCGGATCTTTCCGCTCAGGATTTCTTCCTGCGCTCCGGGTACTGCTTCCTCCGCTGCTTCCACACCTCTTGCAAATTGCTCTGCACGGTAAACATAACTTTCGGATGTTCCATGTTCCGCAGCGACCTTCGATCGTGAACCGTGCTTTGTGCGGTCTGGTTCATTTTGAGCCAGACCACTTTCAGATGCCAAAGTATACTGATTGCCGTGAAACGATTTGATTTGCTTTTCCGCTTCTGCCTGCTTTCCGATCAGGAACTTTTTCTGTTCTGGGGTCAGGTTTCGCCGCCCAAGCTGATTTTTACAGATCCATACGAGTGCTTCATAACGGCTGGAAAATTCTTTTTCGATGACTTCAAATGGAATAAATGGATATTTCCGAAGAATTTGATAGCGTGTATGTCCATCCACAATATAGCCGTTCCATGTGATGATCGGATTCAGTACACGTTCCTCCTTGAGGATGTTCATTTCCAGTTGGTGGGTTTCCTCAAACGACGGAGGGTTGATTTGATTCTGGAACTCCGGGTCGATTTTAAGCTGGCTCAGTTTTGTCATAGGCAAACCATCCTTTCTGAAATGAAATAGAATGTCATTGTTCTTACGCCGTTCTCTCTGCATGGATTTCCTGCCCCCTTCCGGCGGCGTTTTCCGGCTCTCCCTTGCGGGGTCTTCGCCGGGTATCCCATGCAGACGGTCATTCGGTTTTCAAGGTTCAATTGGTGTCTTGCTGGTAACTTATCACACTTTCAAAAGATTTTTTAGGACCTGACAGGTCCGGTTTTGAGGGAGTAAACCGGACATAGTAGGTCCGGTTCGGTGAACGGCTCTGAATAGAGCATACCATAATAACACTCGAATTTTTAGGAAGTGATACTTCCGCTTTTTGCCTTCAAAACCGGAAGTAATAGTTCCGGTTTGATGCAATATCGAATGAATCAACGCTGATTTTTACAAAACGCTTTTTCTAAGAAAATTCACTTATTCAGCGCCCGTTAAGGTGCAGAACTGGCGCATTCTTGTACTGAATATCGGGTTTGGGCGAAGCACAACAAGCGTTTTTGAATTTGAATTTGAAAAAATCGGATTCAAAAATTGCGAGGTGGTACCGGCTTGCCCTGCTTGCTACAATTGTGTTGGTTCTGAGAGTTCACAGCCAGTGAGCTATACAGATGCCCAAACCTAAGCTACAATGTAGATGTGCTGAGAGAACGGTGCCCTGCTTGAGCTGAAACGCTTGTACGCGCAAACTGTTCTCCGCCATCTCATTGCAGCGTTCGATTGACGCAGGTTGAGTTATCAGCAGATAAAAATGTTGCTGTACATTCGTGTCACAAAGCAAGCTGAATCGGTAATGGGCATAGGCGGAACCGGCATGAAAAAGGAGGTCAGAAAATGAAGTCTGCTGTTATCACCGCTGTCGGAGTCGATGTGTCTAAAAGCAAAAGCACAGTTGCAGTACGTAGACCGGGTGGCGAGATCGTGATGCACCCTTTCGATGTACGCCATACAAACAGCGACTTGAAAAAACTGGTCTCAACTCTCAAAAAGTTAGGAGGAGATATTCGGGTCGTAATGGAACATACCAGTATGTACTGGAGGCCGATTGCCTTGACCCTCAAAAAGGCGGGCTTCTTTGTCTCTGCTGTAAATGCGATGCTGATCCATGATTTCAGCGACAATTCTATCCGAAAGCTCAAAACAGATCGTGCCGATGCTCTGAAAATCGCAAATTACGCGCTGACTTTCTGGGATACACTGCCACTGCTCAACGATGAAGAGGAAACCAGATTGCTACTTAAAATGCAGTCGAGAGCAAATGAAAGAATCACTGCAACCGCAACAGTTCTTCGCAACGGGCTGATTGCTTTGGCAGATCAGACCTTTGCAGGGGTGAATCTTGCCTTCGATCCGAACACGAAAAATACAGATGGCCACGAAAAGTGGGTGGATTTCTTTCTGCGCTATTGGCACAGGGACTGCGTATGTCAGTATTTCATGGAAGTTTTTACGGAGTCCTATCGAGGCTGGTGTAAGCGCAAGAATTATAAGTTTCGTACCGCTACCGCTCATAAGATCTATATTATGGCGCAGGAATGCGTGGCTACCCTTCCCAAGTGCGAAAGCACAAAGACTCTGATCGGACAAACCTGCAAAAGTTTGAATGCCGTCTGTGAAGCCAGACACAACACGCAGCTTGAAATGCAGCGACTGGCTGCACTGCTTCCAGAATATGAAATCGTGATGCAAATGGAAGGTGCTGGGCCTGTTACTGGGCCGGCTCTTATGGCCGAGATTGGCGATGTCCGGCGATTCAAGAACAAGAAAGCCCTCGTTGCTTTTGCCGGAATTGACGCACCACCATTCCAGTCCGGTGCTTTTGAATCCAAATCACGCCATGTTTCCAAACGAGGATCACCGCATTTGAGACGGACAATATTCCTTGTCTCTAATATTATCCTGACGCTCTCAAACCCAGAGAATGCCGTTTTCTGCTTTATGGGAAAAATGCTCAGAGGGAAAACATTACTATGTCTATACTGTTGCAGGAAGCGCAAAGTTCTTGCGCATCTACTATGCTCGCGTGAACGAGTACCTTCGCTCTCAAGTAGCAGCGGTTGTTTATGAATGACATTTGACAGATTGCTACTATGGAGAATTTCAGCTGACAGGCTGCGCCGTCGGCTTATTAAAGTTGCCGGATGCTCACTGCACCCGGCAACCATTCTTTTTTCGATTCCGCTATTGACACAAGTTAGCAGGTTTGCAGCGGTTGCAAATGCGAAAATTTTTGTGCAGAAAAATAACCGCCAGCTTCAAGTTGAACTTGAAAGCTGACGGTCCTGATTGCAAAATGATTTTCAAATTTGGAAGGCACGTTGAGAGGCTTCATAGTATCCGCAAGCAGTGCAGACGTATATACATCTGCTTATTTTGCGTTGCAAAATACTTGTTGGGAATACCCAAACCCGCGAACTGCATCCTGTGAATGCAGGCTGAAGTACCGAAAGACTGTCAAAACAGACAAATTTTAACCGAACGATTTGGATAGAATGCGGCTGTTTGGAATTTCTATTTCATTGTTGGACTATTAGTGGTAATATTAGTCTATTATAATTGGATTCGATAAAGTGTATGAGGAGAACTATTATGGCATCACTAACACATGTATGTGTGTGGTCTTCTAAGGGCTGGACTCATATCACACCTGAAGAAGTCGCCCGTAGCCATCCGGGAGGATCGGTATCTGCACGCAGTGGCCTTTTTATGTGTGAATTGTGCGGACAATATGTACGATTTGTTGATGGTGATATCCAGACACCGCATTTTCGTCATAGTGCATATGAAGAAAGCAAAGATTGTCCGGAGCGCACATTTGGTCCGGGAGGAAACTATACCTATGTGGCTGGTGAACATGAACTTCCCATCCGAATTGTCAATATTACAAGCACGGGCTTTTCATTTGAGTTGGGACTGGTTGCGGTTCCAAGAGAACTTTTGAAAAAGCAGATGCGCAAGGAGCTTACAATTGTTCCATCTAACAAATCGATGACTCCATTTGTATATTCGTATGAACGCTTAAATAAGGACGTTCTTACATATGTTCCAATTGGAGATTGTCCCAGTGAGAAGTATACTGTCATATCATCTGATGAAATTGAAAGAACATATTGGCCGCGCATCACAAATGGTGTACGAGAGAGTGGCGCGATTTTTGATGCGGAAAGTGGAAAAATGCTTCCTGATGACGCTGACGTTATAGTAGGAAAAGAGTATTATTTGCTTTCGAGAGGCCGACTATATAATATTTATAATGGCGTTTCAATTAGACAACTTTTGAAAAGAAATATTTCTTGGTCAACATGGTACTTATTGCAAGTTACTGCAACGGACCTTACGGAGTCTGCAGCTAAATTCTTTTTGAACTATCATTGCCGTCTTACAAGTCAGCCGATTTCGATTCAACCAATTTGGCCGGTATATGTGCAATCACCGTATGTCATTCAAAACTCTGGGGAAACGACATGGTTTCTCGTTCAGGGACAAGGTGAAACGACGACAAAGACTTATCCTGCAGCAACAATGCTATACTATCCGTCTGACGGAGGTAAAGTTTGCTCGATTGAAGTTAATGAGCGACAGCAGCTGATTTCTACGGGCAGAGCGAAGGTACTGGAGTACACATATCTTTGGAAGAAACCACTGAATGAACGGGCAGAACAGCCGAAGGTGACAATTTCTGATATCGATGGAAATCCTGTACCAAGTGGATTGCAAAATAATATTCCGCAAAATCATATTATACGAGTGACTGCTCCATTTGATGGAACGATCCGACTTGAAAAGAATGGATTTGTAATTGAACAAATTTCATTGAAAGCAGAAATTTCCATTGAACTTGATGCAATTCAATATGGCGTCCGTGTTCTGATTTTACAGGGATTGGACATTGTTTGGAGTGCAGAGTATAAGAAAGAAAATTCCGAAGTCCTGAGTTCGGACGATACAGTGAACTTTCAGAATCTAGTTCATGCGCATGGGAGAAAGATACCGGTTTCGCATACGTTAGGGGCAACGGTCGGTTTACTAAAGAATTATCCTAAAACTCGAAAATGGGTTTCTGAAAAAATACGAAGCGGATATATGGAAGAAGATGCCCTCGCATATTATAAAAATTTTATTGTGATGTTAAAGAGCAAGCGGTGAGGAGAATAATATGGATTATCTTAATAGATTATCGAAAACTGATGTTGAATCAATTTGTAAACTGATTGGTTTGAGGGACTTGAAGCAAAACTTTCAGACAAATTCAAACGGTTTTAGCCGTATTAAGCCAGGGTTTCGACCCAAGACAATTTCGGATGAGGAAGCAGTCACGCTTACGGTGCAAAATGTAACCACAAGATTTATTTCAAAGTTTTTGAATGAAAAAATACAGTCCTTGATGGACAAAATTATTGGCGAGCAGGCAAATTTGATAGCGAAAGGAATACCGTCTGACGATGCACACATCATTGCGCTTGCAAACAGCCCGTTTTATGATAATTTGGATTTATATTTTCGCTTAGAACAACCTGTCCGTTCTTCAGAGGAAATTGGCGCATTAAAAATTGCGATACGTATTGCAAAGAGAGCCCACAAACCCGATTCAGTAGAGGACGCTCCAACGGATCGGACAACAAAGCTGTTAAAGGAAGAACTTGAAGCGCAAAAGGAGTATGCGCGTAACAAGATTCAACAGGTTCAAGATTTACTGAAGGAAACCCAAGCAAGTTTGCAAGCAACGGCAGAAGATGCTACTCGGTTACGCGATGAAAAGGACGAGCTGAAAAATAAGTTGGATTTGAAGGAAAAAGAACTTACCAGATATCGTGCATTGGAGAAATACTCAATTAGTAACAGAATAGATACAACGGATGCAAAGTATCCTTTCAAGTCCCTTTGTAAGGTTTTCTGGGCAGACGGATATGTGCGTCTAAAGAGACTGTCGGATATCCATCATGATGAAATCACAGGAGATTATCTGGAAGAATTTCCGACACAAAGAGACTTGTTCAGCGATCAGAGATCAGGAACTTTTCAGGAAGGATATGTTGGTGTTTGGGATTGGCATGTGATTCCCAATAAAAAAGATCCAAGTAGGGACTTTATTGAAACCAGCTATAGTTCGTCTCAGCCAACGCAAATTATAATTTTTAAGGAATGTGATTCCGTTGAGAAAATCATAAAGAAGTTGACTGTGGGAGTGTCTGAAAAAATTTACTGTGATGGTGTTCTCTTTGCTTATTGGAATGGTAAAAAGTATGAAGGCATCTACTGCCATCCCAAAGATCTTGATATTAAAATTGATCGTATTTCATTAAAGCAGGATGTTTTCAGGCTTCCTGTTTTTGAGGTGTTTGCTTCAATGCTGTATCAGGCTGGAGATTGCCAAGTTTGTACGGCCTTGAATTTTGGAATGCCGACGAAAGTAGTAAATGTCAAAGATTCTATGGATGTTTTGAAGGCATTGCTGCGCAAACGGCTGACATGGGCGACATCCAAACAGCGGGGGATTACAAATGCAGCGCATCAGCAAATCACAGCGTATTTGCAAGAGTTGCCGAACAAGGATTTCGTGCAAGAGCTTGCGATGCAGTGTAATTGTACAGAGGATGAAGCGAATGAACGGATTCGAAAGTTTGTACAGAATGCGGACTCTTATCTTTCTGCTACAGATATTGAAGATGAAATGCTGAGCCGCATTATTCAGCAAAATTCCGAATTGGAGAAACGTTGTAAAGAACTATTGACAACCGAATGGGAAAAAGAAAATTCTGAAAAAATTCAAAAAGTAGAAAATGAATTGATGCAACGGAAAAATGCGGCAAAGGACGAAAGAATACGGGTGGAACAACTGACAGAAAAATATGAAGCAGTTGAGCAAAAACTGAAAGAATCAAATGAACAGCTGGAAGAACGTGAGCAGCTGGCTGCCGAAGTAGAACAAAAAGTAGCAGAAAAAATTGCAAAAGCACAAAAAGATGCGGCTGATTTTATTGCGGCACAAGCATTTCTGCCGCAGATCAATCGCATAGGTGAAAAACAGACGGTTTCAGTGACAGTATTTTCATCGTTTACTTCTGGTAAATCAATGGACGATAGAGTTGCTGTCCTAAAAAATTCAGACGATGTCATAGAGTATCTGGCAGATAATTTGAAGGAAGCAGGTGTTCAGGAAAGCTATACCAGAGGGCTCGCAGCTTATCTCTATTCGGCATACAGATATCGAACGCCGGTGTTGCTTGCAGGTCCGAATGGTTTGGCGATTGCACAAGCTTTCTCGACGACGCTGTTTAGTAGAACCGTTGCAATATTATCGTGTGTGGGAGATTATACGGAAAAGGTTTGTAAGGAATGCAAGGAATCTGAGGATAATGTGGTCGCAATTATGAATCCATTCTGTGCTGGGTGGACACAACAACTTCCGACGGCTGTTTTTGATTCTGGTAAATTCTTCTTTTTGCTGTCACCGTATGCAGAAGATTTGCAGGTGGAGCCGATGGGAATATCGAATTATGTGTTGCCGCTGATGACGGAGTTCTTGGTAGATAAAAAACCATCGTCGGTATTTGTTGGCAGCGAGCTCAGTCCGGATTTTGATAGACTTCCTATGCCGAAAGTACGGCCAATTCACAAGAATTTCTTGACAAGTCTCGGATATAGTACTTTGGCAAAGAAAAATCTTTGGAGCGTTTTTGCAAATATAGAATCCATACTGAAAGGTGAAACATCTGACACGGTTGGATACAGATATTTGTTTGGACTTTTACCTTTTGCAATTATTGCGGGAAAAGCAAACCTTTTGATGGAACAGCTTGAGAAAGATGAAAGTAAGCCTTCAAAGAATATTTGTACGATGATACATGAATATCTCGGTGGTGAAGAATGACACTGCAAAACAATTTGATTCCGATTATTGCAAAAGCATATAGGATTGAACGTGGAACAACAGAACCTGTTGAGCAATGGCGAATGCGTGTGATTTATAGTATGCTTGGGCAGATGGCATACGCATCTCTGTGGGATGTAGAAGAAAATGAACAACCTGTTTCAGTTGTCCATTTTAAATCCCGAATGAAAAAACTCATTGAAAGCTATTGTGACATATTCAATGATCTCCACAAATCTTTTGGCTATAATTACGAAAATCTGCTGGAGGAAATTTATACGATTCAACTTAATGGTGGGACGCTCTATCATACGTCATACCGACTGGCTCCGACCCAATATTCTTGTGCGAGTGCAGAGCAAATTTTGTTTACAAGAGGAATGGCTCCCGGAGAAAAACGATTTGTTAGTGGGCAGGGAACATATCTGCTTTCACAGGAAAAGCAATCCATGAACTCTCCGCAAAGAATGTTTCAACTTCCAGAAAAAACATTGATTGAAACATGGGAACACTTGATGAGAACTGCAAAGTGGAGCTTGTTTCATCAAAATGAATCTGTCGAATTTTTGCGGTTGGAACCGCCATTCAAATATGGATACTGGCAACGACAAAAGGAAGAAGATCACGAAGTATCTCTCATCCGTATGGGCATAAATGAAAATCGATTTTACTATCTTTATAAAGAAAAAGAGGGGAAATCTTTTGTTAGCCAACTCCCGACGTGGATGACGGATGGACATCGCTACCGTAGGGTGTCGAATGCTCTTTTGGCAGCAAAAGATTCCTTGCCGGTAGCAATTTATCATGAAGATGGTCCTATTGTTACACTTGCACTTCGATATCTGATGCCCGCAGAAGAATTGGATTTTATAAAGTTATACAGTTGGCCGACCTCCTGCATTGAATTGCCGCACGATTTTAATCGGATTTTTGCGAAAGATGTGTTCTACGCAGTAAAGACAGCGTTAGAACCGATTGGATACCAATTTGTAAAGGAATGATAAAATGTCAAACGGAGCAAATTCGATTCATCAGAAGCTTCGCCATGATCTCGAAGACTATATCAAGGCACAGTATTTTGGAAAGTCACCACTTCTGCTATCAGCTGTGGAACAGCATTTGGATGACGAGGGACTTCTGTATCAAAAACCTTTTATTGAGTCATCACCAGCTTATAAAAGTGTAAAAAATGGCATTGCAAATGCACAAATCCCGGATTGGATGAAATCTTACTTTTCAAAACTCTCAGATGCGGGAATTGGTGTATATCCGAATCCATTCGTTCATCAAATTCAAGCACTTGAAGGAGCTGTGCAAGGGCGGGATTTGTTCGTTTCTACGGGTACTGGCTCTGGTAAGACAGAATGTTTTATGTGGCCGCTGATGGCAAAACTGGCAGCAGAAGCAAAAAATAGCCCGGATACATGGTCAATGCGAGGAGTTCGTGCGATTATTATGTATCCCATGAATGCGCTCGTTTCAGATCAGTTGAGTAGATTGCGGCAGCTGATTGGCGATCCGGACGGAAAATTTGTAAATATTTTCCGTTCTGTTTGCGGGGAAAGTATGCGCCGCCCTCAATTTGGAATGTATACGGGACGCACTCCTTATCCGGGCAATGATCCAGTGACCAGTGAAGACAGAAAGCTTGAAAAGACATTGGCTCGAATGTCGTTCCCTCAAAAAGAATCGGAAAAAGTCTTCTTTGAAGCATTACAGCATGAAGGAAAAATTCCGGCAAAAGCAAATATGCGCACTTTTTTGGAGGGATTACATAATGGACGACATATCCCAGATCCAGAAGATGCAGAGTTGATCACTCGATTTGAAATGCAGCAATGTTGCCCGGATATTCTCATTACAAACTATTCCATGCTGGAGTATATGCTTCTTCGTCCAAGAGAGACTGGAATTTGGCAGAAAACAAAAGAATGGCTTGACGCAGATAAAAATAACAAATTACTCTTCGTGATTGATGAAGCGCATATGTACCGTGGCTCGTCAGGTGGAGAAGTTGCGCTTTTGATTCGGCGGTTGTTCCACAAACTTGGAATCACGAGAGAGCGAGTTCAATTCATCTTAACGACTGCCAGTATGCCAGATCGAGATCAAACAGATAAGGACTCTGTATATGAGTTTGCACACGAATTGACGGCAGCAGATGGTTCGATTCCGTTTTGCTATCTGACCGGCGAAAGAGAGCAGATTGATACAACAATCGCCAGAATGATTCCACTGGATAAATTTCAGTGTGCAAATACGTCTGCATTTGAAGGAAATGAGGAAGCCTGTCTTCAGGAATTGAACCGTTTTTGGAATGGAGTTGAGGGGACGAGTGCGCCATTTCAAAATCTGGCGGTAGCATGCCAGTGGATGTACGATAATTTGATTTTTTATAAGCCATTTCATGTGCTTATCTCAAAGTGCCGAGGAAATGCTGTATCGCTTGCGGAACTTGCTGAGGAAGCATTTCCGGACATTGAAGACGAACAAGCTCTAAATTATGTCAGTGTTCTTCTGGCAATTGCTCCGCTTGCGAAAAATCAGAAAGGTGCAATTTTGTTCCCGGCACGGATGCACATGCTGTTTAAGGGAATGAAAGGCGTTTACGCTTGTGCAAATGAAGGCTGCCCACATTCCCATACGGATGGAACACTTACGTTGGGAGAGATATTTTGGGCAGATGGACATTTAACGTGCCCACATTGCCACAGTGTTGTATATGAACTATATAATGACCGGCGTTGCGGAGCATTGTTCTATAAAGGCTATGTTCTGGATGATGCAATCGGAACACACCAGAGAACATATTTGTGGCATTATCCCGGTCAGGTGTTGGATTCGCAGATGAAGGAAGTTCATCTTTATTTGCCGCCTGAGGATTATGAACTTCCTGAAAAGCAGGGAAAGAATGCGATCCGGCCCTGTTATCTGGATATCAAGAATGGATTTATCAATTTCCGTGACGATTCAGATGCAGGAAGAACAGGATTTCGGAAACTGTATTACTGCAACTTTGAACAGAAAAATCGCCCGCGAATCTTGACATTTCCAACATGTCCGCATTGCAGACACTTGCTGTCGTCTTCGCAACTTACGTCTTTTAGTACACGTGGCAATCAGTCTTTTTACAACTTGATAAAAACACAATTTGAGCAGCAACCTGCCGTAAGTGGAAAAGATAATGATCCGGAACGTCTGCCAAATGAAGGACGAAAGGTTCTCTTGTTCTCGGATAGTCGGCAGCGTGCGGCAAAGCTGGCGCGTGATATGTCGGATTCCTCGGACATCATGGCGGCACGACAGCTTTTTGCATTGGCCATTTACAATATGGAACAATCCATAACAGAGCGTTCCATGAACGATCTTTATGATTATTTTTGCCTTGCAGCAGGACAGCATCATGTACAGATTTTTCATAAACCGGAACGTGAAAAATTTGGCGCAGACTGCAACATTGCATTGAGCAATTATGAGCGCAGCACTCGCCGAAATCGTGAGTATACACCTCGGTTTTCTATTGCAAATGCGCCGACACAGATGCAAAAAGATTTGCTTCGGCTGTTTTCTGGCGGTTATAATACGCTTTACGATTCTGCCACGAGCTGGATTGAGCCAACAGAGCAGGCACTATTTGATAGCATTGATGAACTTGAAGAAAATGGTATCTCCGTAGAAGATGAGGAGTTTCTTGAACTCTTTAATGCGTGGATGATTTCAGTGTGTGACGATGCGACTGCATTGGGACATACGATTCCGGATGAGGTGCGTTTGGAAGTACGTCGCAGTTATGATTTCTACGGATTGGCAAAGGAGTGGAATTTCACAAAGACCGTTCATGGAATCATGGGGTGGACGGATGATTCCAATGACTTGAATGTCTTGCGGAGAGTTTTGAAGAATAACTTCCTAGATTCGGCACAACCGGATAATGGAAGGCTGTATGTTGATCTTCAACGGGTGAAGCCCCGATTTGATGCAAAACATAAATGGTATCGGTGTGAACAATGCTCTGAAATCACACCGTATCTCCTGCGAGGAAAGTGTCCGAGTTGTGGTTTTACAGGAACTCATGTATTGAACGAGAAAGAATATCAATCACTGGATTTTTGGAGAAAACCTGTTGTAGATGCGTTGAAAGGCAATAAAATCCATGTGATCGATACGGAAGAGCATACTGCACAACTTTCCCATAAGGATCAAAGGATGGATTTGTGGAGCCAAACAGAACACTATGAATTGAGATTTCAGGATTTGATTCAGGAAGGGGAGACGCCGATTGACATTCTTAGCAGTACAACCACGATGGAGGTCGGTATTGATATCGGCTCTCTGGTAGCAGTTGGGCTGAGAAATGTTCCACCTATGCGAGAAAATTATCAGCAGCGCGCAGGCCGTGCAGGTCGGCGAGGCGCAAGCCTTTCTACTATTGTAACCTTCTGTGAAGATGGACCGCACGATACGCTATATTTCAATAATCCGGTTCCGATGTTTCGTGGCGATCCAAGACGACCATGGATTGACATTCGGAGCGAAAAGTTATTGCAACGGCATTTGAATATGATTGCATTACAGGAGTTCCTTGCCTCAAAGCACTCAAGCTTGGACGAACTGCCTGCAGTGCTGTTTCTGGATGAAGTGCTGGATGAGTTTATGGATTTTTTACAGGACTTTAAGATACCACGAAAATCTGCACTCGTGCCAGCAAACGCTGTACTGGATATGGATGCTTTCAGAAATGAATTTGCTGAAAGCCTAAAGAACCTGAAAGAAAAGCGAAACGCGCATCCGGAGCAGTTTGAAGCAATACCGAACGCTTCGGCGAACAAACAGAAAACATTACTGGATGCACTTTATGAAGAAGGAATCATACCAACCTACTCTTTCCCTAAAAATGTGGTCAGTACATATATTTCCGATATGAATGGAATCCTTCGTTATGAAGTGGATCGCGGATTGGATGTTGCAATTAGTGAATATGCACCGGGACGCTCAATCGTCGTGGATAAACAAACCTATCAGATAGGAGGATTGTATAGTCCCGGAAGTGATCGGGTATACGGTCAAGCAACGACACCCGCAAGGGCTTATATGGATGATGCAAACTATCTGAAGAATATTCTGACTTGCCCGGATTGCGGATGGTTTGGTCTTGCAGATGAGCGGCCAGATGCTTGTCCGTTCTGCGGAAATCGTGCATTGGAGGAAGGAAGGCAAATGCTCCGACCGTGGGGGTTTGCACCTAAAAATGCAGAGGCAGTACCGGATGCACAGCTGGAAGAGGAATATTCATCGGTTCAACCGCCGCTATATTCGACACTTCCGGATGCGGAGGACATTCAACCGATTTCCGGCTGCAAGAATATCCGGATGGCTTCTCGCACAAACCAGCGAATTATTATGGTGAATCAGGGACTTGGAAACAAGGGATTTATGGTATGCCCGGATTGCGGTGCAGCAATGCCGGGTGACAATGAAAAGACATTGGATGGGGTTTTACGACCCTATAAATCGAAATATGCCCGGAAACCGTGTAGCCATAGAAATGCAAGAAATGTCAATATTGGATATGATTTCATCACGGATATGCTGGTATTGGAAATCAAGCTGGATGAACAGAAGATGGATATTCATCGAACGGATAATCCTTGGCTGACGAGGGCAGCTCAATCGCTGGCAGAAGCATTTCGTTTGGCGGCGAGCAAAGAGTTGGACATTGAGTTCACAGAACTTGTTACAGGATACCGAATCCGGACCAATAATGCCGGGGCGTTTGTGGATGTTTATCTATACGACAGTTTATCCAGCGGTGCAGGATATGCAGTCAGCGTAGCGGACAATATTGAAACGTTATTGAATCGAATCCGTGAGCTTTTGGCTTCTTGCGACTGCGGTAACGCTTGTCACAAGTGCTTAAAGCATTATCGAAATCAGTATGTACATGGTCTACTTGATCGTTTTGCTGCATTAGAACTCCTCGATTGGGGAGTAAATGGAGAGCTGGCTGATTCATTAACAGTAGAGGGACAGAAAGCACTGCTGCTCCCGCTGGAATCGATTTTGCGAGTATCAGGATGCACGCTCCTTGTTACGAATAATGAAATTGTAGCGAAGCACCGAGGACGAGAAGTAAAACTTGTTGTATATCCGGCTATGTGGAAGGAACCACGTGAGGATGGAACGATTTATGTGAGTGACGCTTACATAAAGTATGCAAAGCCGTATGCAGTTCAGAAGATTTTGAATGTCTGATAAGATAATAGAACCCTATATTATGTAAAGTGTGCAGGAGAGTGTGCTAGATGACTGAACAGGAAAAGCTCCACCGCGCAAAACACTATATTGACAGCCTTGCCAATGGGGTGAATCCACTGGACGGAACGCCGATTCCAGAACAGGACATCGTGAATAACGTAAAGATTTCTCGATGCCTGTTCTTTGTATCCGATGTCCTGAGAAAACAGCTTGATGGTCATGAACCTAAAAAGGTGTCCGGGAAGGATAAGAAACAGTTTTACATTACGGAAGAGGAAAAGCTGCAATATATACCGTCCAAAACGCCGATTCCCGCTAGCGGAATCAGCTATAAAGTAAATGAGATTCTGGACGAAAAGAAAATGCGGAAAGTCTCCTATAGAACAATCACAGCGTGGTTAGTAAAAGTTGGACTTATGGAGGAGGAAGAAATATCAGCAGGGAAATGTCGCAAGGTTCCAACTGCCAGCGGTATTGCGATGGGAATCACTACTGAAATACGTACAGGAGTACGTGGAGAATATCCATGCGTGGTTTATGATGAGAATGCACAGGAATTCGTGATAGAAAATCTGAATACAATCATGAATCCGACGGATGATTGAAAAATCCCCAGTCTGTACCGATTTTAGTCGGTTTAGACTGGGGATTTACTCATTAGATCATCTTAAAATGCTTCAATGCCTCCACAATCGCATACTCTTTTTCCTTCGGACACTGGGGCTGCTTTGCATTCTCGTTTTTCGCTTTATGGTAATTCTCTCGCTCAATAATGCCGTACTTCTGCTTCACCTGTGCGATATAGAGATTGGAGACCTTCAACTGATGATGCTCCCATACATAATCCCGAATCTCGTTGTAAGTTGCCTTGCTTTCCGCAGCAGTCACATCCAGTTCATCCATGCTGACGTCCACTTCGATGTGCCGCTCGACATTGAGTTTGGTCAAAAGAAGAACCGCTTCGACTGTTGTTTCAGTTTCCAAGGGAAGTTCTTTCACTTCCTCGCCATCAACAGGCACAGGGAAGTTGAATACAATCTTCTTTATCCAGCTTCCGTCTTTTCTCTTTTCCGGGAACATCTCAATTCGCTCGATAAAGGCTTTCATAAACTCTTTCTGTTCTGCTTCCGTTGCGGAATGGTAGACTTCATCAAATGCCAGTAAGAGCCGATAAATGTTATCGCCGGAGATTTTCTCCTGCTGGATGCTGCGTATCTGACTTTGCAATTCGCCAATCTGAACTTCGATTTCTTCTATCGTATCATACTGTTCATCATATCGGCGCTGCAAATCCAAAATTTTTCTGTCATAGTGGGCATCGTTGATGTCCAAAGTATCCATCTGACGCTCCAAGCGGCTTTTTGTTCCAAAGGCTTGCTTTAGCTGTCCTTGCAGAACGGCGATCTGCTTTTCCATATCCTCTGTATCAACCGCCGTTCCAATTTTCGCTTGAATTGCTTCTATAAATCGGGGATTGCTGACCATAGCGGAGATGACCTTCGCCACAAATTTGTTGATTTCCGTCTGCTCGATATTCAGCCGGAAGCTGCACTCATGTCCCGTCGGCGTAACCGTATTTTTGCAGTAGTAATAATACCGTGTTTTCTTGTCCTTGCTATGAGCCTTGGCAATATTGCCGTACATACTCTTTCCGCAGCATGGGCATTTCAAGATACCGGACAGGATGTGTGCGTGGTCTGGATTGTTGACCTTTTCCCGCTTAAAGGAATTGATCTTGCGCTTTTCCTGTGCCAGATACCAATCCTCTTCAGAAATGATAGCTTCGTGCTGTCCTTCATAAACCGGAAACTCCGACTGCTCAACCACGTGAATCTCGTTTCTTGTACCCTGTTTCTTTTCAGTTCTTCGTCTGCCGTAAGCAATCTTTCCCATATAAACAGGATTGTACAATACATTTTTCACAAAATCTCTTGAAAATCCCGGAATGGTATTATTCTGTCTTAGTTTCTTTACATAACCATTGCGGTTCAGATATTTTGCAACTCCTGCAACACCCTCGTTTGTATGAATATAACGATCATAGATTACTCGGATAACTTCCACTTCATCCTCTGCAATGACAAGGTTTCCGTTTTCCAGTTTGTATCCATAGGGAGCGAAACCGCCGTTCCATTTGCCTTCACGAGCCTTTTGCTCCCGTCCTGCCATTGTCTGTGTGCGGATATTTTCTCGCTCAATCTCTGCCACCGCAGACAGCACAGAGATCATCAGCTTTCCGGCATCCTTGGAGCTGTCAATGCCATCCTCCACGCAAATCAGGTTGACACCAAAATCCTGCATGAGCTGCAAAGAGTTCAGAACATCGGCTGCATTTCTGCCAAATCTGGAGAGCTTAAAGACAAGCACATAGGAAACGCCGTCTTTGCAGTCCTGGATGTCGTTCAGCATCCGTTGAAACTCCTGCCTCCCTTGGATGTTCTTGCCGGAAAATCCTTCGTCAGAATACTCCCCGGCAACGACCATATCCTCGTATGCCGCATACTTCCGCAACTTGTCCCGCTGGGCATCCAAGCTGTATCCGTCTACCTGCATGGAGGTGGACACTCTCGTATATAGATAACATTTAAGTTGCTTCTTTTTCAGAATCGCCACCTCCTTCGCTCATTTCTTTTACCATCAATCCCTCGTTGCGGATATAATACTCCAAAAGTCTAAGCACATAATCCGGTGCATGGCGGTTGTCCAATTCCCACTCGGTCATAGTCCGGTAAGGAATATGGACGAGCTTGCAAAAATCTTTCCGGTTCAGTCCTGTGCTTTCACGCAACTTAATAATTCTGTTTTTACAATCCATTCGTCTTTTCTCCAAAAAAGCAAAAATACACGTTGCGTACATATTATAGCATAGCCGCAACAAGTACGCAACGTGTAAATTGTAAATTTTTACGCAGCCTTATCCGTCAAAGGCTGCGCTTGCTTATCATCCTTGGAACACTCCACCGTTTGTGGAGTATCCTGCTCTAATTTATCCAAAACCTGATGCCCGTACTTCTGGAGCATCTGGCTCATAACATCCACACAGCGGTCAAATGCCGCATTATATTTCGCTTCCTCATAATATTTCTTCAATAGGCAATTCCTCCATCAAAGTTCCATATCCTGTCCACGCTTCTGGGCAGGGTGTTTGTGTTCCTGCGTTTCCTTTCCTCTGATGAGGATAGAATTGATAAAAGCCCGAACCCTTTCGGATGCAATTTCCAGTGCATCCAGAAAAGGCTGGGCTTTCTGTTTCAGTTCCATATATTTTTCGCTTACTGCTTCATACCGCTGTTTCCAGATGGAAACCGTCTTTTCAGCGGAAGCCAGTTTCTCCTTCAAGCGCTTGTTGTCAGCATTGGCGATAATGCCGTTGACCGCATAGCGTTTGAGCGTGTCGCATTCATCCGGTGTCAGCGTGATATTATTTCCGAATGTGGCTTTCTTTCCCATCGTTTCAATCTCCTGCACCGTCAGAGCAACGGTCTTTGCTGTTTTGGTTTCCTTTTGCAGAGCTTCCAGTTTCTTTTTCTGTTTCTCCGTGGCAGCTTTGGCATTCTCCAACCCCCGCTTCGCCTGTGCCACCTGCCCGGTCACAGCTTCCAAGCGCTGCTGTTCTGCCTGCACCTTGAACTGGGTCACAGTCAGATGTTCCTCTGTACTGCCACGCTCTCCACGCTCCACATCGGTATATCCGGCATTTCGCATGAAATGAAAAAAGTCATCCTGCAACACACTGTAGGACGACTTCAAAATCTTTTTTCCTTTTGCGTTCAACATTGGATTACCATCCTTGTCAAGCACCGGCTTGGACTCCCATTTTTTACTGCGGCTGACCTGCGTGATCGTTTCCTTTACCGTTCCCCGGAGGGATTCATCCTTACATCGCTTCGACCACAGAATTTGCTTCTCTACCACCGGGATATAAACCACATGAAGGTGGTAGTGGTACACATCTTCGCCCAGAGCTTCGGACATTGCCTGGTTGCGCTCGTCGGCGTGCATCACAGCGGATAGGATATACTGCTCACCGCCTACGATCTCCACGGCGGCTTTATAGGCATCGGCATAAAACTGTTTTGCAAATTCATAGCCGCCGTGATTGTAGAAGTAAGCAGAGTTCACATCAAAGATCAACTCACCGTATTTGACGGCATCCGGTTTCAGACCTCTGGTGGAGATCACGCCATCCTGTTCCATCTGCTCGAACATTTTTACATAATCGTCAGTGGGAGACTTGAAGTGAACATTCAGCGCAGTACGTTCCGGCACGATGTCCTGATTGCTGTAGCTGTCCTTTTCACGCTCATTGTGTTCCTGTACCTTCGCCACATCAGCCGGTGTTTCCAAGTCCTGATTTCTGGCTACGGTACGGTCTATTCCATCATTTCTTGCCATTGGATTTTTCCTTTCTTTGAGATTTGCAGACAGCGGAAGGCTGGAGAACGGCACTTTTTCAAAGTGTAATAACCCACTATGACACTTTCATCCATACTGGCTGCAAAGTGCCGTGGGCTCTCCGAGGGCTCTCCCGAGGGGGAATGCGGTCACTGCGGTGACCTCTGCTGACCAAGGCGAAAATGTCTGCGCCTTTTCCCATGGTCAGCCCGTCTGCATGAAGCTGTTCTGTGTCAACTTCCTCTTGCAGTCGGTGTCCACAGACACTTTTTCAAAAGCCTGTGGACATAGAAACAGCCCGAACGAGAGGATGTGTGCTGTTTCTATAACAAGCGTTTTACGCTCTTTTGCTGCGTACATACATACCAGCAATGGGATTTACTCGACCTGCCGCCATTCCTCCGGAATGTCCTCCGGTACGTACGTACACGGCGAATCTCCGTAAAACCCATTTATATGAGGTCGTGCAATGGCTTCCACTCCCATGAATCCCCACACCCGCCGTCCGGCTGAGTTGGTGATGTTGTTGCAATGCTCCAGATTGAATTTCTTGGCATTGGCAATCATGGCGTCGCTGAAGCTGCGGGCTTTCAGCGGAGCAAGAGAATTTTCCTCGCACCACATCCGATAGATTTCATAGAAATCCTTGGAGCTGATGGACGCATCCGCTTTACGCCGGATGTATCCCTCGGAATCCATGAAATCAAAGATATTGTTGTTGTCACGTTTGACCGCTTCCCGGTTTTCCCGGATACGGTCACTCTCCGTAAACTTAAAGTTGTTGGCAACAAGCCGCTGCAAGCCTTCAAATGCCCACAGGAAGATACCCTCGGCTTCAGCTTTCATCTTCTCTGCAAGATCAGGATCGTCAGCTCTGTCCACCGGCTTTTCCTTGGTGGTCAGCACAAGCTGTCTGCGATAAAATCCGTCACTGCGGTCATACAGGGCTTGCAGATCACCGTTACTGAATGCCAGCAGCCGGGCGAACATCCAGCCCTGATAACTCTGCTTGCCTTTACGTTCCAAATCCATCTTGCCTTGTGCTGTCACGATGGATTTTACATAGTTGGTCTGGCGCAGAGCTTCCATCCGCATATCATCATCTACGCACAGCAGGATGTGCTCCAGATCGGCACGGGCAAAGCGGTTTTCAGAAATCTTGCCTATGCTGCCGTCCTTCATGTTTGTGCCAAAGATAGCCGAAAGCACCGCACCGATTTGGGATTTACCCTCGCCACCGTTGCCCTTAATCACCATCATGCGCTGTCCTTTGTTGGAGGGGATCAGGCAATAACCGATAAACTCCTGCAAGGTGGGAATGTCTTCCGCATGGAGCAGTCCATTCAAAAAGTTCAGCCAGATCACGGGCGCAGGAGCATCGGGATTGTAGACAACAGGCAGACGGCTTCGCACGATAGCCGGTCTGCCCTCGGTAAATGTGCCGTTCAATAGCAGCGTACCGTTGAACACATGGATGCGATCCTGCTCCGGTGGGAAGTCAGGCACTTGCGCTTCCAGTTTCAGCACTTCCAGAATGTTGGTGATCTTCCGGGGGATGTTGTTCACGGCACAGAATTTCAGCTTGTCGTAAATCTCCCCACGCAGTGGGAGATCGTCCGTCACTCGACCATCGGGCGTAAAAAAAGCTCCGTTTGCGAAGATGATTCTGCGCTCATGCAGAAATTCTTCACAAAACAGAGCTTCGTTGATGTTCTGCCCATCAAACCAGACAGGCAAATTCATATCAGGCGTTTTCCGGTTCTTCGCCATGGTGCGCCACCTCCTTTTTCTTTCGTGTGATGTACTCTTGCAGAAAAGTAATTTTTCCCTCCTTCATCAGCTCGTCCACCAATGCCACCCGCTCTTCCAGATCACCCACGGTCAGCACATCTGCCATATATTCGATAGGACAGTGCATCTGGCAGGCTTCCACAAAACGATCATCCAGAGCCTCCTCCGGTGTTTTGGGTGCATACCGCACTTTCCAATCTTCCAGCAGATGCAGATAATCCGTCAGCACCCGGAAACACAGCATTTCATCCTCCCGGAACTGACGGATATAAGGACGCTTTGGCTTGACCATAGCTGCGACAGTGGGCGGTTTCGGGTCAAGTCCGAAGTCCGAAGCCAGCTTTTGCGCTGCTTCATAGCTGCTCATATTGAACAACCTTGCCACAAGGTCGATCACATCTCCCTTTGCTCCACAGCCGAAGCAGAAGAAATAGTCCTCATTCAGCTTCAAGCTCGGATGCCTGTCATTGTGGAACGGGCAGCAAGCCATACCGTTTCGGTTGACTTTCAGCCCGTAGTGTTCGGCGGCTTGCTTGACACTGATTGCCGCTTTGATGGTTCCATAGATTGTCATAAAAAACCCTCCGTTCATAATATTCTGGAAAGCACGAAGCACCCGCAGTGATTGGCAGGTGCTTCGCTCCTTCTATTATGGTTATGACGGATTTCTCAAAAAACAGGCTAATCGGAGGACAACTCCGTTTCAAAAAACAGGACAACTTATTGATAGATGTAGATTTCTTTACATTAGCATGATACAATTAAGAAAGTGAAAAAACAGGACAGGAGGTAAGCATGAACCAAGAATTGATGACATTGGACTTCTGGCAGGATACGGTCATATATGAGGGCAAAACATTCCCTGTCGGCACGCTTGCCTGTGATGCACTGAATGTTCCTGCGGATACTATTACAAAAATGAACGAGCAATGCGAGAAAATCAATCTGCTGCTCGGGATGCTGAATGCCGGACAGGATACTTCTGCACTCTTTCCTATGGCAAAGGAA